ATATTGGGCGGAAATCGGCAAAGGCTATGACAAATTCATCAATCTAACAGGGTCTGCTGAGGATTCCTTGCTCATCGCCGACAAGTTCATCTACAACTGGTCTACAAGGATTCGGACGGAGCATCCGGAACTAGATGAAGCAAGCGTTCTGCATAATGCGTTGAATGTGGCCCGCGATAAGGCCAAGGACGTGAACTATTATGACAATCATCTGACCAAGGCTGGATACTCCGATACCGGAATGAATGGAGAATTGTTCTTCAGCGACCAAGAAGAGATTGCGGCAGCAGGATTCCGCGCCAAGTATCCCAACAAATTCATTATCCTCTGGTCACTCGCAGGCTCCAGCTACCACAAGATTTTCCCGTATTTCCATCTGGTTCTCAGCGAATTGACCACGAAAAATCCCGATGTGCTTGTAATTTCCGTGGGAGATTCTGAATGCCGGTTACTTGAAAGAATGCCTTCCACCCGGTATCTGCCTAGAAGCGGGGTATGGGAACTCCGCACTTCGATGGTGATGACCAAATGGGCCGACCTCGTGATTGGGCCTGAAACAGGCATCCTCAATGCTGCCGGATGCTTTTCCACTCCGAAGATTACACTCCTCAGCCATTCCCGACATGAGAATCTCTGTAAATATTGGGAGAATGATTATTGCCTAGCCCCAGAAGGTGTCTTTTGCCATCCTTGCCATGTCCTCCACTACACGCATGCCGTTCCGCCAAATAAATGCGCGGCGTGCGACGGAGAGATTCACGTTATCAATACCGCAAACGCACTGCCGCATGAAGGAAGATTCGGCGGTTTCTGGTCATGTCCTTACACGAAAGTTCCGGCAGCGGAAGGCAAGGAATTCCCTCTCTGTACGGCCATCGGCATCAGCCCGGAACGGCTACTCAAACGCATCAATGAGGTTTATGCCAAATGGAAGGAGCGAAAGAATGCGCCTGCTCTCGAAACCGTCGCCGCAGACTGACAAGATTCTGATGCTGATGCTCGGCCAGATTTATGAAGAGCTTCAGCAGGTGAAACAGCAGATTGCAAAGGACAAACAGGAGATACTCACAGCGATATGGCAACAGGACTCACGCGCGGGCAAATAAGAGCCGAAGTCCGGGCCTATCTGATGAATGTGGATTTGAATCAGGCAGGCTGGACAGATGCGGAACTATCGGCCTACATGGATGAAGGGGCCTTCTACATTCAGCAGCTTACGCATTCCCTGTGGGATTACACCGTGATTCCAGTTGTGGCGAATCAGGCGGATTACACGCTTCCCGACAATCAGTATCAGCTCATCCGTTCTTGCTTCGATAGGCAGTTCCTTCCGCAGACCACGGAATACGAACTTGACCGCGATACTTCCTCTGCTTGGCGCGGCGACCCAACAGGAACACCTTGCCGCTTCTATTTGAAGCAATTCAATGTCGCCAGTCTCTATCAGATTCCGAGGACTTCCGGGAATTCCTATTCAGCAAGCCCGGAAACCGGGGAAATGCTGAAATTGACATTGCCTGACAACGTGACACTAGACACTTCTTTCACATTCGTTGGTGAACTAGGCTGCGTCACGCAACTTCAAAATACTAGCGGGAGCAGTATCAATCGGTTTGAATCCAACGCTTCAAACAGGCTTACCAATCCCGATTTCGGGATTGTCACGGGCTTTGCAGATGAAACACAAAATCTTAGTTTTATGTTCGTGGCGCAAACGGACAGCATGACGGATGATTCGCAAACCCCGCAATTCCAGGAAACTTTCCATCCGGCGATGGTCTACTATACGCTGATGCGCTGCTTTGCTAGAGACGGGGAATTTCAGGACATGGAAGTTGCGACGGCTTGGTATCAGGCATTCCTAGACTGGATGGATGCGGCTTTGCAGGCAGGGGCGAAGGAATTCCCGACAATGGTCAAATCGGCGGAGCCTTACGGAATTGGGAATGTTCTGAACGGCAGATTGCAGGCAGTCGGGCCACCTAGCCAGTTAATCGTGATTGGCACTCCATGAGCGTAAAGAACTACACTCTCGCTGATTACCGGACAGAGGTACAGACTCGTCTCCGTGAACCAGCTACAGGAGGGCTTTGGAGCGTTTCGGAAATTAATAATTATGTGAATCGGGCGATTGTGAGAGTCGGAATTGATGTACGTCTGCCCAAGAAAGATGCGCCTATTCCGCTCGTCGCGGGGATTTCTTTCTACTCTTTCCCGTCCGATTACATGATTCCGGAATTCATCTATGGCAGCTCGACGTTGGGCAATCAATGGCTTTTCCCTACGACATTGATTCAGCTAGACCGCATGCAAGACGGGCGAGGCGATTGGGAGAAAGACAATCCGGGAACACCCACGCACTTCGTTCCCTTTAGCCAGAACCAATTTATCCTCTGGCCTCCGGTGCTTACAAACGACAATGTGAACCTGCATTACACTCCCTTTCTGCCTGCGCTCGTTAATGATTCCGATACAACGCAATTGCCTTTGACTGTCCAACGCCTAGTTCCGCTCTTTGCTTCTTATCTGGCGCAGATGAAGAACGACCCCAAGAAAGCCGTTGGGCTTCATCTAGCCGAATACAAGCGCCGTGCTCCAATGGCTGTCGTTCAGCAGAGACAGAACGAGAAGTTACGACCAAAGATTATGGCTCCGGGTAGAGCCTTTGACAGAAAGAACGCCAATCCAGAAGTACGAAGAGACTGGACGCGCTGGGGGTATCGATGAGCATTATCACTAAGGGTTTAATCGGCATCGAGGACATGAGCCTCGGAACGAGCACATTCAGTCGTACTACCTCCACAGGTGGAACAAATATTCTTACGCAAGTGGATTTCGTTCGCCAGACTTCCACTAACACGCAGACATTGACAGGCGGATTGAGCATCGGTGGTTCGCTCGTAGTCACCGGGAACATCAGTTCCACGGGAACGAATACCGCCAACATTGTTGTCAGCAAGACTGCAAATCCGGCAGGTACTGGCATCGTAAGACTGGCGAACGTCGATTCCATCAAATGGAGGAATTTTGCTAACGGCGGTGATATTCTCCTTGGGCTGAACGGGGCTGCCAACGGGAACATCCCTGCGGATTTAATTAATTCCCAGAATGGATTTCTTGGCCCATTCATCAGCCCTAATGCTGCTGTCTCCGTGACTGGAGCATTGCGACTTGCTTCAACGGACACAGTGAGCTGGCGTAACAATGCCAACGGCGCAGATATCCCGCTAGGCAAGAACGCCAGCGACCAACTCACATTCAACTCTCAGGTAGTGCCCTCAGAAACCGCAGTAGTGGATTTGACCGCTCAAACTGCTGCCATAGCCGACACTACGCTTTTTACGCCTTCGGTTTCAGGGCTGTTCCGAATCTCCGCTTATCTCAAAATAACAACTACCGGGACTTCGCCTGTTCTCGGCCCCGTGACCATCAAATACACGGATGCCACAGATTCCGTCGCTCAGAGCGTGGTTATGGCACAGCAGCTCCAAACCGGAGCAATGAGTTCTACGGGCAATAACGGCAACACGACTACTAGTGTTCTCACTGGCTCTCTAGTCGTGAATGCCAAGGCCGCTGTGGCTATTACTTATGCCGTGGCTCTTACGGGGACTATCGGGTCTACGCAATACGAAGTCCATATCAAATGCGAGGCGCTTTAATTGGAGAATGAGAAACTCATCGCGGATTTCTCCGGGGGCATGAATGCCTCTGTTGCCGTGGACAAGCTTTCCGACAAGGAATGCCTCTTGGCAGAGAATATCCGTTTCGATGAACAAGGCAATGTCCTCATCACTGGAGCCAACACGCTGCAAAATACCGCTTCTCTTAGTGGAAGCGTACATTCCGTATTCCTTGACCCTATCTTGGGTGGTATCGCCGGAGCAGGGACGAATGTTTATCTAGGGCGGAATTTCACGGCCCTCTCCACTTCCACGGCAACTAACTCCAATGCTTCAAAGATGTCTTTTGGTGTAGCCAATAACCGGGTTTACATGGATTTATCAAGAGTGGGATATTTCAAGGATATCAGCATCTCCGATTTAGTGACCGTGGACTGGGCTCCGCCTAGCGCGACATCGGCAGTTGCTACTGGCCCCAATAACGGGACGGGAACATTCACCGCCCTGCCTTCCGGCACAACCGGGGCCATAGAAGGAACAGCGACTGCATTTGGCTTTTCCCTTGGCACTCAGGCCATGCAGGGCATTCAAGTTACCATTGTTGCTACCACGACATTCCTAAGCACTGGAAACTTCCAGGGAACGCTAACGCAAACGGCCAATCTTTTTGCGGGCGGGGCATCGGTAGGAACAGCCAGCAGTGTTTTGGGGCTTTATCCTGCTGGAAGCGGGGCGGTTTATACGGCAACGTTCACATTTGGCAATGCCAATTCCCTGTGGGGCTACCAGCAACTTAGCACCGCCCAAGTCAATGCAAGCAATTTTGGATTTGTATTTGGGGCAGTCGTGGGACAAGGCAATTTCCGGCAAACAATTTCCAAGCCGCAGTGTACCGCGTATCAATCAGCGGGAGGATTTGTTGCCGCCGTAGGAACCACCGGGACTTTAACGGGAACGTACCAATGGAAACTAACTTTCGTTGCGGCAGGTGGAGAAGAATCCGATGCAAGCATTGCTTCCGCTTTAACTACTCTTACCGCGCAACAGGGAACCTTGACGGCCATCCCGAATGGTGATGTTAGGACTACATCTAGAAATATCTACCGCAAGGGCGGGTTGCTTTCCTCGTACTATCTTGTAGGTTCCGTGCCGGACAATACCACCACTACATTTTCAGACAATCTTTCCGATTTGGCTGCATTGACTCAAGCCATTATTCTTGCCGGAGACACCGTTGGAGACGAACCGAATACGAGGCTAGGAAATCAGGCAGTCCAATTCCCAACTCTCCATTACGACAGAGTGTTTTGGGCTAGTGGCAATATGCTTATCTGGTCTAAACCGCTCAATGGTTTCGCTTATCCTGCTGATTTCTCAACGCCAGTAGGGGACGGGAAAGCGATTACTGGCATCTTCTCGATGGGTGGACAGCTCTTCATTCTGAAGCCAGATTCCATCTGGAGTTTCAGCGGAACAGATGAGAATTCATTTTTGCTCTCCAAGACCCTATCTCCAGTAGGTACAGACTGGCCTTTCACCGCCGTTCTTGCTGGTGGAGCCGCCAGCGGATTTTATTTCACAGGAAGAATTCTTTTTGCCAATAGCCGAGGCATCTGGGCGTTTAATGGCTATACCAGCAATAAGATGACGCCCAAGCTAGATTTGTGGTTCAGGCAGGTAGACCGAACGAATTTGACGCTATTCGGGAACACGGGCTTCCATCCTCCAGAGATTCTAAATGCTTCTGCCGTGGCGCTCAATAGCGCGGCTGCCAATCCCCTTTTCTATTATCTTGCCTATGCTGAAGTCGGGCAGAACTTTCCAACGGCCATGCTAGTCTTTGACCTTGAAAAAGGCAATATCACCAAACGTTCCTTGTCGGCGCAATCGCTAACTGCCGACCCCGTGCAAGGATACATCTATGGAGGCGATGCGCTAGGAGATGTATTCCAGGTGGATGATTGGGCGGCACATGATAACGGGCTTGGCGGAAATGTGAATGTGGACTTCCAGGATAAATACCGGGACTTTGGAATGCGCGGTTCTCGGTTCGCTCTCGAAGGCCTGGAATTCATGCTTGCGACAAACGGGCAGAGCATTACGCCTTTCATCTATTTTGATGAAGGTACGGCCAATGAATCCCTTGCGCCTATCAGCACACCAAGCCATACGCCCATAAAGGTTTTTAGAAAAACAACCTCTGCGGAATCGCGGTTCTGTAGGAACGTTAGCTTCCGGCTGAACTATCAGGGCGCAGGAATCAACTCTAGTAACATCCCAAACATCCAATTGATTCACGTCAAGGCATACTTCGATGTGCGCGGAGCAAGAGCGCGGACAGGAGAGAATCCATGAGGAAAGGACTAGACAGCTACCGCTTGCCCTCTGACTGGAATCCCATAACCAAAGTGGCTCCGCATACCGGAGAAATTGAAAATAATCCTTCCGCCGTGGAGCATCTAAACCGCGTCCTAGTGGAAGTACAGAACCGCCTGGATACTATCCAGCAGGTAGGGGCAAAAGTTCCAGCTACTCCCCTAAGCCCGTCTGCTTCGGGCAGGCAGGGACTTATCTGGCTGACTTGGAACCGCGTAACGAACGTTGATGGCTATACAGTTGTAGTGGCGACGGCAGCGGATATGTCGAAAGTCCTTCATCGGGTGGATATTCCGGGAAGCGAAACCTGCGTTTATCAAATGCCCGTGGGAAACAATGCTTTTCAGGCTTGGTTCCAGGTCTATTCCTACCGGGGAACGAAATACAGCACGCCATCAAATATCGTGACGGCTACAAGCGTGGCATTTGGAGCAGGAGAAGGCGCTCCGCCAGCTCCACCAGTTGACCCGCGAAATCCTTTGCAGGTTCCTCTGCGGAATGGAACGACACTCGCATGACCTATCGTCTTTTACCTCCAGAGGAATTTCCCAAGCTAGCGGTGTTCTGCGAACGGAATAAGATTCCCATGCCACAACCGGAAACAACCTATGTCGCCGTGGCGGAAAAGAATGGAGAGATTGTTTATTGCCACATGGCGCACATGCAGCTACATCTTGATAACCAATTCAAAGACCCGGAATATCGCGGATTCATTGATTTCAGGAAAGTCTATCAGGCCATCGAGGACAGAATTCCCCGTCCAGCCGTCATTTATACCTACCCTACATTTGAAAATGGGGTTACGATGGCGGAGATGTGCGGCTTCCACAAGGCGGAATTCCCAACGATGGTGAAGGAGTTGCCATGCCCATAGCCGCTGCAATCCCAGCTATTGCAGGTGGAATCCTTGGAGGCATCGGCGGAGCAACGAATACACGTCCTCCATCGCTTGACCCCACCCAGCGCGGAACGCTTGATTCTCTTCTGAAAACTCTTTCTGGAACTGTAGGAGCTACGCCTAAGATAGACCCGGAACAGCAGGCGAATCTTTTTGGGCAAGTCGCTCAAAGCGGAGTCGGCGGGGCGAACAGAATCGTCAATGCTCTTTCAAGCAGGGGTTTGGGGCGTAGCGGCTTGCTGGCTTCCGGGCTCACCCAAAATTCCAACCAAATATCCGCTAATCAGACCGCAGTCAACCAGCAATTACAACAACAGGCCATTAATCAGCGAAATACGACGATTCAGCAGATTTTAGGGTTGTTGGGAGTCTCGAATATCCCCGGCCAATCTGGAGTTGGCGGATTCTTCTCCGGTGCTGCTGGGCCGTTGTCTTATGGACTTAGTAAGCTGAGATTTGGCGGTGGCGCACCTAACTATAGTCAGCCTGATTTCGGTGGTTACAGCGGTCAACCTGGATAATTATGCCGAATAACGTTAACTTTCAAATCCCTTTTCTCGGTGGTGGGCCTGCCATCGCTGACCAGATTATGGCTGGATTACATCAGGGTTTTTCTGAAAATCAAGCTGCTCAGGAATTGAAATTAAAGCAGCAGCAGACGCAGAATGAAACTGCTCGCACCAATGTCCTGAACCAACTCACCAGAGCGCAGATTGAGCATGAAGCGAATGTCGCGGCATTTGAGAAGGAAACCAACCCTATTAAGAAATCCCAGATGCTCACGGATTTACAGGATTCTGCTCTGAAACTCGGCATTGCCAAGCATCAAGCCGCTTATTTTGGAATCGATGCCGATGCGCTGACAAAAGCAGCTACACCGGAAGGAATCACTCCGCCGACACCAACGGGGACAGGTGCAACTCCAGCAAGTTCGGCATCTCCTACCGCAACGCCAGCGGCTTCTCCGACTCCTTTTGAACAGGAAATGAGCCGCACGGAAAAACTTTTGGGGCCGATGACTCCTGATGAGCAAACCATCTGGCAGAACGCCAAATCCGTTGCTCAAAAGAGCATGAGCGCCGCACCAATAACAGCCGCTATCGGCAAAATCAGCGAGAACCGCCAAGCCATTCACAAGGCGGAACTGGAAACCACGCCATTCAAGGACTGGAAGGCGCAGTTCACGAAGGAACATGGGCGCGAGCCTAACGCCAAGGAAGTGCAAGACTTCCAGACGGCAGGGCAGGCGCTTCGCATTCAGGGCATGGAGAATCTACGCCAAGACAATTATTTGGATACAACAACTCCAGGTGGCGGAACTATCACGGCCATGACTGCCGGAGAATTCGCGGCGGCTAATAAAGAAGAGCCGGGGCGTTTCGTTAAAGCCACCACGCAGGTTATTAATGCGAACAAGGCCACTGGGCTCATCAATGATATCCACGATGGCGTGACGCAGATGCGAGCCGCCAATGCCGCTTTGCCAGATAAGGGATTGAGTACCGAAGGTAGAGCCCTTCTTGCGCTTGCCGCCAAGCATCCAGAATCAGCCACACAAACCGTGATGGCTGGACTAGCGGCGACGAAGCTCTCCGAACCTGAACAAGACTATCTGATTGCTCATGCCACACTCGCGGAACGGGCTATGGCTCTTAGGGGATTACAAGGTCAAGGAGCTGGTTCTGATTCACAAAGGGCCGCTATCGTCGCCATGCTTCCCGGTTTTGCTACTGCTGATAAGAAAATGGGAGAGAAGCAACTAAAGACATTTGAAAATAACGTAGCGAACGTAGAAAGAACTATTCCCAAGGTCGGGAAAATGAGCCAGAAGTCAGCGGGAGAATCACAGGAAACAGGCGGGCCAACAGCGGCGGATTTACTGAAGAAATATCCTCCCGCTACCCAGCCTCAATGACATGGCCGATGACGTAATCACGCAGATGGTGAATGACCCGGACTTCGGGAAACTCTCGCCTGTAGAGCAACGAAAAGCTCTCGCCGCGCATGACCCGATATTCGCAAAAGTCAATGATGATGAAATCTCGAAATTCATTACTGCCCATCATGTGGTGAAACAAGCTACAGGCGTGCAGCCAATAACAAAGTTTTCAGGAACAGATATCCCTGTTTCGCCTTCGAGAATTCCAGCTTCTATGACCGGCCATCCGGAAGAGGGGTTCCAGCCTAGTGATGTGCATTCTGCATTGCCAATGGCAGGTGGAGCAGTAGGCGGAGCGTTTGGTGGAGTACCAGGAGCTGGACTTGGCGGAGCGGCAGGAGAATCGCTGGCTGAACTCATCGATACAGCCAGCACAGGAAAACCAACAGAAAGTCCTATAACTGATATTGCTAAGCAAGGCGCACTTCAGGGAGCACTCGAAGGCGGTGGGCAAGTCTTGAATTGGGCTGGCGGTAAACTCGCTCCGCTTGCTTCACAATCTCTTGCCCGCATACTGCGTCTTTCACCAAAGGCATTCCAGTTTGGCCGGGAACCAGCGCAGGAAGTCTTAGAGAGTGGCCTTGCTGGAGGAAGCCTTGAAAAAATGGCAGGCAAGATTGGTGACGCTTCAAAACAGGTTACTTCGCAACTGACGGATGTACTTAAAAAGGCACCGGGAACGGTGGACGTATTTTCAGCCGGAGCGGAGGCTTCCAAGAGCATTCCTAACCCGGATGCCGCCAATCGTTTCGAGCAATTGATTCTGGATTCCGCTGACAAACTAGGACTAAAGAATCTCAGTAATCTATCGAATGTCGAGGCTAATGCGCTAAAGCAGGAAGTGGCAAAACAGGCCCGATTCGTTGAAGGCGACCTACGGCCTTCTATTGCCAATGCTGCAAAGCAATTCGGAGGCAAAATCAAGGACAATCTTATAGCCAATGCTCCAGAGGCTTCGGATTTGCTGGAAACGAGCGCCAATCTTACGGAAGCTTCTAAGGGAGCCGATTACGCGGTCAGGGCTGAGAAAGCAGGACAAGGAAAGGGTGGGTTGAGTGCTGTGGACATCAAGAAACCTTCCACCTATCCCAGACTGCTTACTGACACGCCAACTGGAGCCAATACCCTTTTCAAGATGGCGAATATGCTCAAAGACCATGTGGGAGTTTCGGCTGCCCTGCGGACAGCTTTTCAGATGATTTATCCGCAAGCTACGGAGAGTGAACAATGAGGAAGATAGTTTTGCTTCTAGGGCTTTTGCTGCTCGCCTGTCCCGCTTGGGCGCAGCGTATCATCATCATTTCTGGCGGCACGGTAACGGCTAATGTCACGGATTCACAGGACTTCCTTGTAAATCTGACAACTAATGTGACGGGCGTTACGCTGACACAGACCGTCACTCCGGCTACAGGCTACATCATCAGCATGAAGTTCGTTCAGGACGCCACGGGAGGTAGGACGGTCACTTTCGGCGGCAATATCACCACCACCTGTGCGGTCAACGCTACGGCCAATGCAGTCACAATCTGTCGCTGGCAATATACGGCATCTGGCAATACTTGGGCCGATGCGGGCGGCTCCGGCTCCGGCATCACGTCTGTCTCTTCGCTGCCTGCTACATGCACACCGGGAACGACGCAGCC